TTAGCGTAGATTGCTAACTGCATAGCGATATTGTTTGGGTGGTCAATGCGACCTGTCTTTAGGTCTGCAATAAATCGTTCACCCTTATACTCAACAACTCTATCTGGTGTGCCTGCAATTTTATACTTGTCTAGCACTGTGAATTGCTCGATGTAAATCTTAGTAAGAATCTTTGTTGCTGCTTCATAGGCTTTGATGTCTGGCATCCACTGCTCTGGGAATACACCTAACTCTAAACCTAAGTCTAGTTTTTCTGTAAGTGCATGGATTGCTGTTCCGATAGTGGCTGCTTTGCTAGCACCCGCTACCTCCATTGCCTCTTCAATATAAGCATTAACTAACTTGTTGTTATCTCCTGCTACACCAATGGCTAACAATAGGTCTGGTCTGCTTGTTAATCCGATTGCTGCCATTCGCATCTTCCATGCGGTCAATGCAGAGGCATCATCTAAACTGTTGGCAATAGTTGTTGCACGAGTATAAGCAACTGGCTTGCCACCTGTAGGTGGAACAACTAGTGGTCGTCCGTATCTATCTCTTTCAATTTCTGTTGGCATTTTTATCCTTATTCAGTTATTACTTTGTTAACTTTGAAATGGAAGTTACGACCAAGATAATCTTTACGTGCTTCGTCCCATTGAAACTCTGTTCTATCTGCTTCACAACGACTAATAATTCCAGATGTATCTAGTACTTGTTTGTACATTTCAAGCATTTTAAGCAAAGTATTTATTTGCTCACTCTGTGTTTCGAGTCGCTCTTTAAGGTATCTTGTTTCTTCACGAATAAAATTACAAACATCTTCACGCTTTAAGTAATTAAGATTATGATTACTTCTCATCCACATTTCAACACTAACTAAACGCGAATTTATTTCATCTATTTTTTTCATTTCTTCTCCCTGTTAATTAGTGTCCCGTGTTCGCAGATGGCGGGACCACCCATCCCCAAGTCTAACACATGGTAGAAATGAATAAACACCCATGCGTTAGATAGCGACGACTGATGGTAGTCAAAAGAGCGACACTACTCTCTTTCGATTCCATACACTCTTACATCTTGGTCATGTACATCGAAGTTGTACCCACTGACTTCAATGTTGTCATTAATAATATCTTCAGCCTCTTCAGGGGAAGAAGCGTTGATACCAGTGACTGTAACTGTAATCTCTACAGTTGCTGACCAAGTTGTTACAAGTGCATCTGAACCGATTGACTCTAGCAATTCGTTAACACCCTCACGGCTAACGGTTGCTTCATCACTACCATCTTCAAATGCTTCAGTAAAGAAATCATATACCTTGCTGCGAAGGGTAGCAAGTTTTCTATATGACTCTTGTTGTTCTACCATCATTGCTTCATGCTTTTTTTCTAGTGTTATTTCGTTTTTAATTAGTTGTTTGAGTGATTCTTCTGTGAAGTTGTAGGTTGTTCCATCTACTGTGATTGGATTTAAGTACATGTTTCTCCTTAGATTGAGAGCAGTTCTAGTGCTCGTAGTTTAACACCATCATTGCGGCCTGCCAAGGTAGCAATGCTGGCATCTCTGTGGGTATGGTGGTCTGCGTACTCTACAACTGCTTGCCACAAACCAAACTCTGTATTGCGGATATTCTCCTGTGTTGGGCTATCTGAGTAGATGGCCAGTGCTTTCTGCCGTGCATTGAGAGCACGGGACTTAGCATTCTTTTCGCCCTTGCTAAGTAAGTGCAATGGCGATTGCTCAATTTTGGTAGGCAATGCCCATACTTTCTTGAAGTATGCGGTTGCCTTTGCAATGTCTGCCTCACGCTGAATAAGATGGTTAGCCAGGTCGCTATACATATTAATGCTTGAGTAGGTTAGGTCAAGAATGTTTCGCATATCAGATACTGATAGCACTGCGTTCTGGGTATGACGCAGGGTATAGGTATGTGCTTTGTTCTTAGCCTTGAAGATACGGTTGATTTGATTGGAACAAAACAATCGCTCAATGATAGGGCGTAATACTACCGATGATGAACCATCATGACTAGTCTTGGCTAGCAAGAAGGCAGCATGTGGGTCGCCCTTGATTTCCATTTCTTTTGGTAATGACATGAGCATCCATACTTTTGCTCCGTCATCATACTCACCTGCTGCTGCATAGCGAGCCTCACCTGAATCAATCAATCCATCTAGTGAGCCAAAGACTTCAGAGTTCTGAAAGACTTTATACTTGTTGCCCACTACACCAATAACTGACTCTTTGCCATTGTGTTTCTTTACTACTGCTTGCTTCTTAGGTACATGCATAAACTGTTCTGTATGCATGTCTGACAGGCTGACTGTCCAGTCAAGCCCTGCTTGCTGTGCTACTTGTGCTGCACTGGTTGCCTCAACTGCTACGCCTGCTTTCTGCCAGGCTGAGCGGTTTGGTTTATTCACTACATCTGCTGTAGTCATGTGTCCCTTTCTTTACCATGAAGCCTGATACTCGAAGGCCCATCCTTCGGGTACATCTTCAATGAGTTTGGTTAGCATGGCTGAGGTAACTTCAATACCATGGAAGTACCACTCGTCATACTCCGTGCTGCCAAAGAAGAATCCTGCACCTGTTGGTAGCAGTTCTTCTGCTTTGGTATGGTCTGCTAGTACCTCTTCGCATAGTATCTTTAAATCAATTAAAGAACTACGAGGTACATAAATTGGCTGACAGTTATCCTCTCCACCTGCTAGGTTCTCAATGAACCAGTTATGGATAGCATTAACCTTACGCCAGTAGCCCACTTGCAAAGATACTTGTGCATACGCAAAACTATCTGCTGGTGCTGCCCATTCTGTTGCTCCCACAAGGGAGGTCAGAATCTTGTAGTCAGGGTTAGCCTTGTTGGTTGGGTTACCCTCTGCATCTGGTATCCACTCAAAGGAAGAGATACCTTTACGTGCATAGAGATACATGTCTAATCCCATGATTAGATACCCATTCCTTCTTTAACCTTTGGGTGTAGTTCTTCTGTCATAGTCTTGAATGCACCTGCTGGCCAGCCTGAATTAAATACACGGTTAAGTAACTGTGCTAGTGAGTAGCGTGGGTTGTTCTCTAATGCCTGTGATAGTACTGACTGTGCTGTTGTATCCTCAATTGAGTATAGATTTGCAGCCAAGATACTAGCAACTGGTGCAATAAACTCACCTGGAACTACATCCATAAAGCATGATAGGTAAGCATTGACTGCTGCAATTGGACGCTCAGATGGCAAACCTAATACAAAGTCACGCAGTTGAATATCTTTATTCATACCTGCTGTTACCTCTGCAATGTGGTTATCATCTGGTGCCTGACCTGAATCAATCTGTGAATAAATTGCATCTGTCAAACGCTTACGCTGTGCTTGTAGTTGTGCTTCTTTACCGTTCTCATCTAGCAAGATGTTCTGGTAGTTTTCGATTTCTTCTACTGTTACTGTCATTTCTTTCTCCTTAGTTTGTTGGTTAGTACCAGCCATTGCTTCGCCAATGCGACCAAGCAATAGATGGTTTGTCGTATCTGTGCTGGATATACTCCAGCCCCCGCTCAATCTGGAGCGGGGCTGGGGTTGCAGGGTCAAGGTTTAACAACTGTGGAATCCCGAACGCTGAACTGTTTGGGTTATCTGCTTTAGGATTCCAGGCTGATTCTTTGCCCCATAGTTTCATAAGTGCACGGTGCTCAGATAAGTTCCAATCTGGGTAGGCCATGCGCATGAACTGTCTTGCATATAACTTCAGAGCACGGGGAGTCCAATGGAACTCGCTCATCTCTGTAGGTTTTGGTTCTGTGTGTGGCTTGGCATGTGCTACTGGCGTGTGCCATGGCAGCATTGACAAGAAGGCTAGATACCATACTGTAAACAGTGCGAATAGTTTTTTCATCTAACAACCCATCTGTAGAGGATATAGAAAACTGTAATGAGGAATGCCCAGGACTGTAATGGTGTGAGAGGGAGGATTGATATGTCATTCACGATAACTCCTTCTCAATAGCCTCAATAGTTTCGCAAGGATAATGTTCGCTACAAATTCCACACAAATCAGGATATGGTCCACCACAGCAGCCTGGGTCATAACACGAGTTGTCAGAAATTGGCTTATGTAATTCCACTACTGCACGAAGCGCTTTTATTTTTTTGCCAACTTGTTCAATTGTTTCCGTTGCCCAATGAATATCTATCTTTGCAAGCAATTCATCGTGTGTCATAGTTGTACTGCCTCCTCTATATACTCTTTACATTGACAACACCAAGTTTTAGACCAAGTACCGTGTTTAATCAAGTGTAAATAACAATGTCCTACCTCTTTACATAATGTAATGTCATTCATTATTGTCTTTTGAATTACAGACATCACATAAGGTTCCGCATTGACTGCAGCAAGCATCTTCATTCATCGCCCCACATCCTGTCTGGTTCTTGATAACCATCATCTTCGTCTTCTATGTCTTTGTCTAGTGCTATATCGTCTTCAAGTGGTGGTTCGTATCCCATTGTTTATTCCTTTCTGATTCTACGCCTTGTTGATAGCCATATTCATAGGCATCAATGAGTGCCTCATGAATAACATCTATATCTGGAAGAAAGAACTCGTGGACTTTTCTCATTAACATCTTGGCATCTTCATATGAGTCACCGCTTCTTGAATACTCACTCATAGTTTCTTTTCAATTCTTTTTAGAACATCGTAGATTCGATTAATAATTATACAAACCAATGTAACATTAAGTAACATGGCAATTTCAATGGTCATTTAGATTCTTCTACTTTTTGTAGTAACTCATCTAGTATTGGCTGAACTGCTAGTGCTGCTTCATCTAATAGTTCTTGCAATGGTCTACTCATTGTCGTCTCCTTCTACATAGATTCTACCTGTTGCCATCATCTCTTCGAGGATGGTGTTGGCTGCTTTGAGGGACAGGATTGCCTTGTCAATGGACTCGTTCAAGTCCGCTATCTCATGAACTGTGTAACTCATTTCATTGCTCCTAGTTTTGCCCATGCACATGGGCTGCAGTAGTTTCTGGGCGCTGTTCTATTTACATCTACAAGAATGTCCATGCCACAAGCATGGCATGAATGGATTGCGTACTTTACTTGGTTGTCCATAGGTCTTCCTTGGCTATGTCTGGGTCATAGTAGTAATGATTGGCTGCTTTGGCTGTGCGTAAAGCACGGCGTAGATTAATGTTCTCTTTAGTTAGGGCTGCGTTCTGTCTGATAGCAAGGGTGAGCACTGCTACAGATGTAGTTAAAGCGATTAGGATAGCGAGCATGGTCATTGAATCTAGTAACATTTCTATCTCCTTTTGTGTGAGCATTGGCTAATAGGAACTAAGCAGTCCCCACAGTAAACTGTATTATCTTGGTTGTCTAGCATGCGACCTACTTCCAGTTGTCTGAACTTATACGAATACCCTGCCAACAAAAAAACAGCAGGTAGTGAGAGCCGAAGCCCCCACTACCTGCCACTTGGTTATACGAGAGATAACTTGGTAACTACCTGGTTTTCGTACCACTTGTTATTCTTTTCAGAGAAACTTGAGGTCATATAGCCTTCAATGTTTACGGCGAACTCAGTTTCTGTTGAGTTGATTAGATTCTCACGAACCCATGCTTGGATGGCTGGGTCTGTAATGGTAATCTGACGGCTTGCTGTGAACTTGCTTGCCATATCGCCTGATGGTGTGTATTCCAAGCGGCGGTCTACTACAGTTGCTTTGATAACATTAT